CCTAAGTTCTGCCAGCTACTCGTCGATCACATGGCAAAAGGGCTCTCATACGAAACCTTCTCCGCTTCAATAGACGTATGTGTCGATTTGCTTTACACGTGGGAATCAAAACATCCAAATTTTAACGAAGCTAAAAAGATTGGTACTCAAAAACGTAGAATGTTTTTTGAGCGCGTAGGTGTTGCCGGTGTCTTTAATTTGCCGACTGGAATGTCGCGAGTGAACGCACCGATTTGGATTTTTTCCATGAAAGCTTTCTGCGGCGTCGACGAAGGCGGCTCACAGGACAATTCAAATTTAACTTTAAATTACAATTTGGATAAAGAACCGGCGGAATGAACTCGCCTCTGTTATCAACGTCAACTCCAAACTTTTCTGAGTTCGATCCTAAACTCATCCCGATGCAATATCGTGTGCTGTACGACATCAGAAAACGTTTTGATTACACTCAGGGTACTCAAGAGATTTTACTGTCTGGCTCTGTCGGATCGGCTAAGTCAATTTTAGTTGCCCACATGGTCCTATCCCACTGCCTTCTATTTCATCACTCTCGCGTGCTGGCAGGTCGTCTAAAAATGCAGGACTTAAAAGAAACTCTGTTGCAAAAAATATTAGAGCACATGCGCGGCACCCTCGTTGAGGGAAAAGACTACAGACACAACAAGGCTGCCAATCGTTTTTATTTTAGAAACGGTTCTGAGATTGCCTCCCGTTCCTGGTATGACAAAGACTTTAAAAAGTTTAGATCATTAGAACTATCAGCAGCGGCTATCGAGGAAGGTACCGAATCGGACGCTGAGCACTGGGGCTTTTATGATGAGCTATACGCGCGCGTAGGAAGATTGCAACACGTACCGGAAAAGTGGATCATGATGGCGACTAACCCGGACTCTCCGCGCCACCCCGTGTATAAACATTTCATCAGCAAAAAACATAGAAACAGACACGTTTATTACTCAAAGACTGAGGACAATCCTTTCTTACCTAAAGAATACATACAAGGCTTAAAGGACACCATTGATCCAAAGATGGCTAAACGATTGCTTTATGGAGAGTGGACAGAAATTAATGAGGAAGTCGTCTATTACGCCTACACGTCTGATCGTTGCTACCGTGATTATAAATATGAATGGAATGATTTAAACCCTATCGACATCGCGTTCGACTTTAACATCGGAAATGGGAAGCCAATGTCTGCCTGTGCCGGACAGGTTATTGCCAATCAGTTTCACGTTGCTAAAGATTTCGTAGTTGCTGGGGCTAGAACTTTGGACATCCTAGAAGAAATGGCTGCCGCTAATTTATTCGAGAACAGAACAACGTTTAGAGTATTCGGCGACTCGACGGGAGCACGAAGAGACACCCGATCAATTCATTCTGATTACGATATCATTATGAAGTTTCTTCAGAACTATAAAAGATCCGACGGATCATCTCTCGAAGTAGAAAAGCATGTACCGAGAGACAATCCTGCTGTCAGAAAAAGACATAACCTAGCCAATGCACATTTTCTCAACGAAGCTGGCGCTACCAATTTCTTCTGCTACAGTGATGCGCAAGTAGTTGACGAAGGCTTAAGGCTTACGAAATTAAAAAAAGGCGGGCAATACTTAGAAGATGACTCCGATTCATTTCAACACGTAACAACTGCCGTCACATATTGGATTCATCAAATCAGCATAATGAACACTAGACAACGAACTCAAATGAGAGAGTAAAAAAATGACACTAAACAAACTGCTACCAACGATCATGCAATCTGTTGAAAATCAACAAGGCTTCTTTAGCCACAACCATACGCTTTACAGAATCCATGAAGGCGCTCTCTTAGACTACGTTCTTGAGAAAATTAAAGAACAAGTTAATGAAAAAGCATTTAAGCAAATCGCTCAGCGTCCCGTTCCAATCAACGTTTTAAAACGATTGGTCGACAAACTTTCTAAGATTTACGTGAGAGGGCCAAAGCGCTCTATCGAATCTCTTGAAGAAAGTTCAGACGAGAACATGCTTTTGTCAAAATGGGAAAAAGCACTAAGCATAAACACTAAACTGGCTTTGGCTAACCGATATTTTAATTTGCAAAAAGGAACTTTCATCGAGCCATATCTAGATCGTGGCAAGCCTAAGTTAAGAGCGCTTCCTTTTGATAGGTTCTCTGTTTATTCAAACGATCCGGTAGAACCTCTTCGTGTTACGCATTTAGTGAAGACGATGGGTGAGCATGTTTTTATTAATGGTGAGCGCAGATTGTACTTCTACGTTTATTCTGACGATGAGTTTTTAATATGTGATGCTAAGGGAGCAGTCATCCCTGAGCTAATGGCAAAGCATGGAAGCGATGGCATAAATGAATATGGCAGAATCCCTGGTGTATATGTTCACCGATCTTCTACTGATTTAATTCCAGAAATAGACACTGATACTTTGTCGATGACTCTTCTGTTTCCCATTCTACTTTCTGACTTATCGTTTGCCGTTATGTATCAGTCTTTTTCGATCGTGTATGGAATCGACATCGATATGAGTAATTTATTTATGAGTCCTAACGCCGTTTGGGATATTAAGAGCGACAAGGACAACGAAGGTAAGACTCCTCAAGTAGGCACGATCAAGCCAACAGTTGATATCGATGCTGTCGTTAGATTTGTGATCACGCTCTTGTCGACATGGATGCAGACTAGAAATATTCGTCCTGGCGCGGGCATTGGAAATGTCACTACTGAAAACTTTGCTTCAGGAATAGCCAAGGCAATCGATGAAATGGACACCAGCGAGGATCGAATGGAGCAAATACCTTTCTTCGTAGATGCAGAAACCGAATTGTGGGAGTTGTTAATAAATCACATGATGCCTGTCTGGGAAAATGACGAAGACTTCCGAAAACAAGACTTACAGGTAATCCCATTCGGTAACAAAGTTGCTATTCAATTCCCTGAGCAGCAAGCCATTTTAGACGAGTCAACGAAGCTTGATAACATGAAAAAGAAAAAGGACATGGGCATAGTCACAAAGCGTGACCTTGTAAAAGAATACAATCCAACTTTCTCAAGTGAACAAATCGAGCAAAAAGTAAAAGATTTAAAAGAAGAAGAAAACACACAGAATACAGAAGGGCTCGTTTAATTGGCTGAAAAGAAATACGTCCAGACCGAGATTGTTATCCCGGAGGAATATAATCATGAGACGCGCGTAGCAATCGCTCAGGATATTCTAGAAGAGATTCGAGAGCGTGCTAAACGTGGCGTTGGAATTGATTCAAGTAAAAGAGAAAAGACTTTTCCGGCATATTCTAAAGCCTATACACAGTCGCTTGATTACAAGAACGCTAAAGGCACCTCAAAAACTGTAAACCTTACCCTGTCTGGGGACATGCTAGCTGAGCTTGATTTAGTAAAAGATACGAAGGGAAAGCTCGTCATTGGTTTTGATCCAGGTTCAGACGCTGCCGGCAGAGCAGAGGGTAACATTCGAGGGAGCTATGGAGATTCACGCGGAAGCAAGGCTAAGGCTAGAAACTTTCTAGGCCTACCCAAAGAAGTGATCACTGGAATACTAAAGAAGTACCCAATCAAGGACCGTCAAAAAACAGACGAAAACGTTTCTAAATCTAAAGCTAAGCAGCAAGCCGCCAAAAAAGTAGCGCGCAAGGATATCGATGCCGACTTTTAAATCACCTAAAGACTTCGCTACTTTTATAAAAAAGAACATAGCGACTTTAGAGACTAAAGAATCAATGAAGATTTTGGCGGAACTTGCTGCGGAGCTTATAAGAAAAAGAACTCGTCTTGGGTATGGAGTTGAAACACTTGGTGCCGCTCGTAAAAAGCTAAAACCACTTGACGAGGATTACGTTAAAATACGTAAAAGAAAAGGCGTTTCCAATCAAACGACATCAAAGAAATCAAACCTGACAAGCACTGGGCAACTTCTTGATTCTATATCCATTACTAAACTTTCAGGCAAGCAGGCGTCCGTTGGCCCAACCGGATCAAGAGAGGGTGGCGCTCTTACCAAAGATGGTGACGCTCTTACCAATTCAGAATTGGCTGAGTTTGTAACCGAGGCCGGAAGGCCCTTCAACAATTTATCGAACAACGAGCTTAAACAGCTTCAGCAAATGGCAGTAAAAATTATAGAAGAGGCCCTTAAAAAGTCGGGGGCTTGATTTTTAAAACAAAAGAGGAGAAGCTATAGATGACAGTTCCAGAAAAAGTCCCCGGAGGGGCAAACGATACGCCCGGAGGGCAAGTCGATGATCAGGATCTAGATCAACAAAACCAGGACAACAACACAGAAGCCAATACAGCAGACTCAGGGAAAGGCATTTCTCGCGAGGCTTACGTAAAAGCAGTTGATGAGGCGAAAGCCGCTAAGCGAAAGCTTGCAGCCTACGACACTCAGAAGAAAAAGGACGAAGAAAAAGCCTTAGAGGAATCCAACAACTATAAAAAGTTAGCGGAGGATCGAAAGCTTGCTCTCGAAGCCAAAGAACAGGAACTAGAATCGATTCAAACCGATCTTCTACGTTCAGTTAAGCGGCAAGAGTTCTTATCCCTTGTTGATGTTAAAAAAGAATATCAAAGTTTAATTGATTTAGAACAGATCGAAGTTGACCCTGATACACAAAGACTCGACGAGAGTTCGTTGAGAAAATACGCAGAAGCTTTTAAAAAGAAGCACCCGGAAATCATAAACGCGCCTAATGGCAAGAAAATGCCACAAGACGCAGCTAAGCCAAAATCAAATGGCAGCATAAGTTATGACGAATGGTTGCTACTTAGCTGGACAAAACAGAAAGAACGTATCGGTGATATTGACCGAACGAGCATAAAATAAACAACTAAAACGGAGGAATCACCAAAATGTCAGTAACCGATATCAATCTTCTAACCGAGCAAATTCAAAAATTCTGGGCACCGCAATTCATGCCCGCTCTTCGCGAGAAAATGCTTTTAGCGTCTCTTGTTAATAAAGAGTACACAGGCGACATCAAGAAGGAAGGCGACCAAGTTACAGTATCCCAGCTTGTTGACTCTGAAGGTCAAATTAGAACTGTTGGCACGGACGCTGACGTTTTTGAAAGCACACAAATGGCATTTCAAGAAGTTGCCGTCGTTGTAAACAAACGCATCGTGCACTCTTTTGAATTGCAAGAAACTGCTTCTGTTCTCACCCAACTTGAAAGCAAAGAGTCAGTTATTCGTGACGCTCTAATGTTCGGCGCAATGAAAAAGCTTAACAACTATCTTTATAGCCTTGTTAGTCCTTCCACATCTTCTCCTGATCATTTGCTAAACAGCATCTCAGCAATGGACGCTGCACAAGTGTCTGCTATTCGTTTACTTGCTGCACAAGCAAAATGGGCGAGAGAAAAAGGCTGGTACGGTTTGGTAGATCCTAGCTACTACGCTGACGTGTTGAATTCGACAACTCTCACCTCTGCTGATTACGTAGATGACAAGCCAGTTATCGGTGGACAGATTTCGCAACAACGAATGGGTTTCAACATTCTTGAAGATGATTCACGCGGTGCCGACAAAGGTTTGTTCTTCCACCCTGATTTCATGTACCTTGTTATGCAATCTCAGCCACGTTTCAAGATTTCTGATTTGCACTCAAACAAACAATTTGGATATGTCATCTCTGTTGATTTCTTGTTGGGCGCAAAATTAGGCGTAGACGGATCTAAGAAACACATTTGGGCAACTGCTGCTTCAAGTGGAATCGGAGTCTAGTTTTGAAAATAGAAATTAGAACAGACGGTGATAACCTGGTTCTTATTAAGGGTAGGGCTCTAAGAGAAATCGTAGAGCTTGCTCGTAAAAATGCACCATGCTACATAGTCGCAGTCAGTAACCATGGACCGCTTCAATACGAAGCAATCTTAGAAAAGATTGTTCCAACTGAAGCTAAATCAAAAAAAACTATTACTAACGAAGGATAATTAAAAAATGGCAAACGTAGCAGACTATAAAGGTTTACAACAACCGTTCGCAAATGAGATTCAAAAACTAGAAGTTACATATGACTTCGCATTGGACGCTGGAGCAGTTGGAACATTCACATTGTTTACAGCAGCTTCCGCTATCGTGGTTCATCGTTGTGTGGCTAAAGTAAAAACAGCAGGCACGTCAGCAGGCTCGGCTACTGTAGCAGTTGCTAAAAACGCATCTGGCGCGGGCGGTATGGCTGCAACAGCAGTTGCTTCTTTGACTACTAGCGCGGTTATTGCTGGCGCAACAGGTTTAGGGGCTGGCGGTCTTTACCTTGCAGCAGCAGACACGATCGACATGTTGATTGCTACTGCGGATCTAACAGCAGGAAAAATTACTTTTGAGTTTTGGATTTCCAAAGCTTAATTTTTGTCGGGCGGGATTTTTCTTAGTTTTAGCTAAGCGTTTTCCCGCCCAAGTTGTATGAAAGGGGCTTTCAAATGGCTTCAAAAGCACCGAATATCGGAATCTCGCAGCAAAAATACACTTCGATTTTTCCTGTCGCTATAGCAACCGTCGCTTTTACTGGAACGTCAGGGCAAAGCGCAGCTTTTTCTGCAAACGTTTCTATCGCTAGATTTTATTCTACAGAAGATTGCTTTCTAGTCTTTGGTGCTAACCCAACGGCTACCAGTAGTGGCATTTTCTTCCCTGGTGGAATCGTAGAATATTACGGCGTTGTCCCCGGACAAAAGGTCGCAGTTATCCGATCCGTAACAAGTGGCAACTTGCATATAGTTGAAGGGTTGGCGGAATGATAAAAAACATTTTTTACATTATTCTTTTCCTAAGTACGTCTTGGGCCAATTCTCAAATGGTCAACGGCGTCGCAATTTCTCAATTAAAATCAAGACTAGGTTTCACAGGGTCACCCTCAATTCTTGGTGTTGGTAATGGCGGCACAGGAACCTCAACACAATTTACTTTAGGCTCTTCGATTTTTGCCGGAGCAAGTGGCGTGTACACTCAAGACAACGATAACTATTTTTGGGATAACACCAACAAACGATTAGGCATTGGCGTCACCGGTCCATTGTTCCCCTTAGATGTTCAAAAAACTGGTGCTGTTCCACCACTGAGAGTTCTAAGTACAACCTTATCTGGTATTCGAATGGATAGTGACTCAGCGAACGCAGCGGCTCGCAACTGGTTTGCTGGTTCCAATGTGGTTGTTTACGGTGACTACGTCGTTAATCAAAGTACAGCAGTAGGCGGGTCCCCAACAGCGGGAACCACCAGATTTTACATTGACCCCTCAGGCAACGTAGGCATTGGAACTGCGGCTCCAAGCTCTCTTGTCCACGTCCAGCAAGCAGTAGATAGTGTAGTAACGGCTACGCCTATAGGCCTAAACGTTGATTCAGTCGGAGCGGCTGGTGAGTTAACAGCAGCCAGTAGCTTACAAACATTTGCACAAATTGCGCCGATAATTAACCAGACTAGCACGGCAGGTTACACAGCGTTAAAAATTAACTCTACAGAAACCAGCACAGGCAGCGGTTTAAAGCTACTTGCTGATCTTCAAGTAGGTGGAGCTTCAAAATTTTCTGTAAACAATTTCGGCAAAATCGCAATGGACGCGACAAACACAGCAGGCGGCACAACAGGCGCTCAAACTATTAACAAGCCTTCGGGAACTGTTAACTTTGCAGCGGCAGCATCGTCGCTCGTTGTTACAAATTCTTTAGTTACAACAAGTAGCATCGTTCATGCAATGGTTAGAACCAATGACTCGACGGCAATAATTAAAAACGTTGTACCTGCTGCCGGTTCATTTACGATAACATTAAACGCATCTGCAACAGCTGAAACATCAGTTGGCTTTGTAGTTTTTAACTAAGGAGATTTCATGCCAGATATTAAAATAATTGACTCAAGCGTAGTAGAAGTAGAAACGCCAGTAATTTATTCCTCGGTCGTTGTTAATGAGATAGAAGCTGATTTGAACCTTAAATCAGAAAAGATTGTAACGCTTTACCAAGCGTGTGTGAAAGTTAGTTTCTTGCTCAAACAAAACGATAAGCCAGATATCACAGTAATTAGATCAGAGTGTATCGGCTTACCAAGCGAGAACAAAGCACTGTCGGTAGACGAAGCTTTCGTGCAGGAACTTGTTGCGCAAATGCTGGTAGAAGTAAAAGCAGAGTACGGTTTGGATAATTAAATGAGAGCATCAAGGGTAATCTTTTCTGACAATGGAGTTTTGAGTGATTTAACAAAAGCACTTGATGATCCTTATGCAACCAATGCGACAATTGCCGTAGTTGCCGCAGAAGATTACCTTTATTTAGGATCTTATTTTCCATTTAACCATCGCTTTTTTCAAGTCTCATCTGCCAATGCTGCCGCTTCAATAGTGTCAGTAGAGAACTGGTGGTCGAGCGCTTGGCATGCGTGCGTTGACGTGATCGATGAGACAAAAGTTTCTAGCGCGACACTTGGTCAGTCGGGAAATATCTCATGGGTACCAAACCGTTTAAAGGGTTGGGATCGATTAGATACAAACGATCCTGGCGGTGGAATCACAGGACTCACCACTTTAGCAATCTATGATCTTTACTGGGTAAGAATTTCTTTTTCAGCAAATCTAACAGGCAGCACGGCACTATCATATCTGGGCCATAAGTTTGCTTCTGACAATGACATACTGGGCGAATATCCTGACTTGATGAGAACAGGCGTTCTTACGTCTTTTGCTACAGGAAAACAAAACTGGAATGAGCAGCATTTTGCGGCAGCTGATTACATTATTAAAGATCTTCAGAGCGCTAAAATCCTTTACTCAAAAGATCAAATTCTTGAACCTGAAATATTTAGAAAAGCAGCGATTCATAAAGTCGCTGAAATTATCATGAACAGCTTTGGCAAAGATTACGAAGAGCTTAAAAAAGAAGCTGCTAGAAATTATCACAAAGCTCGTCACATACCTAACCTTGCAATCGACACCAACAGCACTGGCAAAATTGAGAGCAGTGAATTGAAAGATTCTCAAATTGGCTGGCTTTCTAGATGAGCATCATCTCTGATTTCTTAGACACTATTGAGACTCGTCTGGCGGCTGTTCTAACTGGGCATAACGTGCTTTCTGATCCCTACCAACCAAGTCAAAACAGTGAATTGTTGTTAGTGAAGGGCCAGGGTTTTTCGATCGGTCAAAGAACGAATACTAACCGTCAAATCGGCTGCAACGTTTCTACTATTGAGCAGCAAACAATTGTCACTCTCACGCAAAAACATTTTGCAATGGAACAGAACAGAGCCGGAAAATACACAGTTGAAAAAGAGCTTTTAGAGTTTGCTCAACTTGTTATTGAAGATTTCGAAACCAACGTTTCGCTTGTTGCTAGCGGGCAAGTAGCTAAGTTTTTGTACGTTGGTGACAGTGGAATTGAAAAAGTATTTGAAGGTGAGCGAGACAATTTTTTAATGATTCGCTTAAATTTTGCATTTGAATATTGGAAAGCCATTTAAAAGGAGAAAACAATGCCAGCTTACACAACTAGAAAATCGCTATTCGGTGTCAAAGAAGAATCTACAAACGGGACGCCAATCGATTTGGCTTCTGGTGCCGACATCATTGCTGTTCAGGATGGCTTTGAAGTCTCACCATCATTTGAGACAATCGACAATAACGAACTGTCGCCAAACATTGGTTCACGCGCTCCAATCCTTGGTATCGAAGCGCCTTCAGCTTCTCTGTCTCACTACATCAGACACTCGGGAACTGAAGCGACTGCGCCTAACTACGACGCTCTTTTGAAAAACGTTCTTGGTGGAAAAACCGCTGCATTCTCTGAGAAAACAACTACGACCGGCTCAACTGCCGGAAGCTCTGCTGCAAGGGCTACGGTTATTTTAGCATCTGGCGGTACAAGCTTTGAGCGCGGTCACGCTGTTCTTATTAAAGATTCAACGAATGGTTACAACATCCGTAACGTTCTATCGATTTCTACAAACACATTAACGCTTCTGCACAATCTTACCGCTGCCCCTGCTACCGGCATGCTAACAGGTCGTCCGATTCTTTATAAACCGGCTGATGCGCCAGCTGCCCTTTCTCTTTGGTCTTTTCGAGCAAATGAAGCGGCAAAGGAAGTTGTTACGGGAGCACAGGTCAGTGAAATGTCTATTGAGGCGGAAGCTGGCCAACCGTTAAACGCATCATTCAATTTCGAAGGTGTTGGTTATTATTTCAACCCTATTCGAGTGAATTCTGCTGATGCTTATATCGATTTTAACGACGGCGGCGTAAAGGTTGCAACCGTTACTGTGAAACTTTATAAGAGTCCGCATGACCTAGCATCAGCCATTCAAACTGCAATGAACGCGGCAAGTTCTGGTTTCACTGTTGTATACAACGACACAGGCGCAAATGCTGGCAAGTTCACTTTCACAAAAGCTTCTGGCACGTTCTCAATTCTTGCATCGACAGGTACAAACGTTGCTAACGGGATTTGGAGTCAGATTGGTTTTGCTGCTACCGACTTATCCGCTGCACTCACCTACACCAGTGATACCGTTCAAAGCTGGGCTTCTCCTTATTCAGCTACAGTTGATGCAAACACAAGTCCAATCGTTGTTAAATATAACGAAGTGTTGTTCGGTCAATTCGATCGTTTCGCATGCGCAGGCGCTCAAAGCTTTTCGTTTAACATCTCAAAAGAACTTCAAAACGTGCCCGACATTTGCGCAGAATCAGGCGTCGGCGAGAAATTAATTACTAAACGTGTTGTTACTGCTGAACTAACTTTAACTTTAGCTCAGCACGATGCAGACGCTTTTCGTAAGTTTAGCGCAGGCGACACGACACAATTTTCCTACAATGGCGGAGTGAAATCCGGTGGCAACTGGGTAGCTGGTCGTTGTGTAAACATCTGCATGCCGCAATGTAAAATCTCATCGTTCCAACTCACCGACAGTGACGGGATTGTAACCATTCAAGCAACTCTTACAGCTTTCATGGAAGCTGATGGTCTTGGCGAAGTATACGTAAACTTTTTGTAATAGAAGAAAGGAACGATAATGATAACGATAGTTGAGTACAAAGGTAAACTTCCAGAGGGTTTCTCGGGCGTAGTAAAGGTTAAGAAACCGACGCATGTTCAGTTTTTAGAAGTTCAAGAAAAACTTTCATCGTTTGGCGTTACTGAAGACAAAAAAGACATGCGCAATGCCGTCAAGGCAATGGAATTTTTATTAGATTGGGCGCGTCCTTTTGTTGAAGAGTTAAACATTAAACACGAAGACGGATCAGAACTTAGTGATTACCAGCAAGCACTTGACGATGGGGACGGGCGAGATTTCTGCATGGAACTGTCGCGTGATTTGGCATCGGGGTTGAAACGCCAAAAAAAGTCACAAATGGAGACGAAGCTTTAGAGGAAGATTTCTTCGCTAGTGATCTAAAGCAGCAGGTTAGGTGGGCTTTAGAGGGTAGGAAAAGCACTAATAGGACCTTTACTTATTGGTGGGAATATTGCTCAAGAATGAATCTAGCGAAGTTAGGCTACCAGTCACCATTGAGTGAGTTGAGCGCTGAAAAGGCCGGAATATTTTTACAGATAGGAACTTTGATAGAAGAGTTCTTAGAGTCAAAACGAAAAACCCAAACGGGTAAACGGAGGTAGAAACAAATGGCTTCAATTGTCGACATGATTCTTAAAGCCGATGTTTCCTCCGCTGCAAAAAGTATTGATAGTTTTTCTAAAGACGCTTCCAAATCTGTAAAATCTGTTGAAAATGCTTTCTCATTATTAAAGGTGGCGGCAGCGGCAATCGTTGGTGTGGTTACATTCAATAAGATTATTGATGAGGCTTCCGCTGCGCAAGAAGCACTGAACGGAATGGTTGTTTCTTTAAAGCTAGCCGGTGATTTCTCTGACCAATCGCAAAGGGATTTCGAAAGTTTAGCCGGTTCAATTCAAGACACTTCAAAATTCTCCGATGAAGCAGCCTTAAGCGCCATTGCGCTTGCAAAATCCTTAGGCGTCTCAAATGATGAAACAAAAAGATTGGTTCCTGCCGCTGCTGATTTGGCTTCGGTTTTAGGTATTGATCTCTCCTCGGCAACGGAGTTATTGGCAAAATCACTTCAAGGTGCTGGCGGTGCCATATCAAGAAACATTCCCCAACTTAGAGGGCTTTCAGAGGAAGCTTTCAAAGGTGGAGCGGCGTTAAGGTTTATTGAGGAAAGGTTTAAAGGGGCGTCAACGGCTGCCGGACAAACTTTTGAGGGTAGCCTTACGCGCACTAAAAATGCATTCTCTGACCTTTTAGAAACATTAGGTAATTACATTGTTCAAAATAAAGCGGTTATCGCAGGAATAAGCATTGTAGGCCAACTGTTCAAAGAATTTGCGATAATTGTAATTAAAAACGGCAGCGTTTTACGTGATTTTGTTAATGGCAGCATGCTATTAGCCGTCGAAGGTTTCTTGCTTTTTCAGAAAGTTGTGTACGGTGCGGTTCTAGCCGCTCACGCCCTCGCAAGGGCTCTCGGTGATTCTCAAGGCGTAAAACAAACAACAAAAGACCTTGATAACCTTGAAAACAGCATTGCTTCCATAACTGTTTTTAGGGAAAAACTTATAGACACTCAGGCTAGATCTATTGCAGGACTCGATAAGGAATCAAAAGGTTTTGGCAACAACAGCAAGGCCATTGAAGACAATTCAAAAGCCTTAGAAGAATTGCGCAAAGACGCTGAAAAGGTACGCGAAGAGTTTGAAAAGAATTTAAAATCAGGCAAGTTTTTTGCCGATGCAGTTAAAAGTCCTGGCGCAGGCATAGCCGCAAAACTTGAAATTGAAGTTAGAAAAATAAATCTCACACAAGTTCAGCAACAACTAGCTGGTGACATTGTCGGCATTTTCTCAGCGGTTCTTAAAGGCCCGTCTGGAGCAGCACAGTTAGTTGCTGGTGCCGCTGGTGCCGCAGCAGGGGCTATGTTCGGCCCTCAATTCGCTGGTCCTGTCAGTGAGATTGTAACCGAGCTAGCTAAGGGCCCAGAGCATGTGCGAACTATGGTTCAAGGTTTTGCTCAGGCGTTACCTGCTGTAATCGAAAATATAATCAAAGCAATTCCAGTGATCACAGACGAGCTAGCAAAAGCCGCTCCTAAACTGATTACTGAGTTGATAAGGCTTGCTCCTCAATTCATGACAAACCTAGTGTCGCAAATGCCGCAAATCGCCATCAGTTTCGTGCAAGCTTTAATAGCTGAAGCGCCAAGAATGGCCCAAGCGATTATTGACGCCGTTAACCCCTTCAATGGTGGTGGAAGCAAAATCAGTGATGCTGCTGGCGGAGGCGCTGGCGGAACAGCTGCCCGTATCGGTGCCGGTATTCTAACAGGCGGCTTAAGTGAGTTATTCTTTGCTGATGGCGGAACTGTACCCGGCGGTGCTCCTTATTCGGATCGTATTTCTGCGAAACTCACACCAGGCGAGGAAGTAATCGATAGGACGTTATCAAACGATCTTAGATCATTCCTAGCTGGCAGTCAGGGATCATCACAAATGGTTAACGTAACAGTTCAAGTTGGCGAGAGTGAATTAGCTAACGCCATTTTTCAACTTAATAACAGAAATTTCAGGATAGCATAAATGGGATTCTTAATTTGTGATCAAAACTTTCTTGATACAGACGTTGCTAGCGCGATTTCTTACTCATCTCAAAATTCTTCGTTTCCTGCATCAAACCTAAATGCGTTTCAAAGGCGCGGTAAGGTTTGGCGCTCAACTGGAAACTTCACAGTAACGAGTACCAATAAAACGATTATTTTTCGCGACGACATAACCACAGATAAGACGGCAACAATTGCCGAAGGTAACTACGCCACCATTGCACTGTTTATGACTGCCGTAGATACAGCACTGGAAGCTACGGGAGCCGCAAATTATACGGTTACCCAAAACGTTTCTACAGGAAAATTTGTTATCACATCAGACTTATCCGGTGGCGCTACAGCGTTTCAGCTTCGATGGCTAGACGTGTTGTGCACAGCTTATGACATTCTAGGATTTTCTAACGCTGCTCACGACACAGGTGCCACAACCTACACGAGTGATTCATTAAGAATACATACCGACGAGTGGATCAAGGTTGACCTTGGCATTTCCTCAAATCTTAAAGCTGTCGTCTTGATAGGGAAAAGAAACGAGCCAATACATCTATCAACCGATGCCGTAATTAAGATTCAAGGCAACTCGACCGACGTCTGGACAGCACCAGAATACACGACGACTCTTAGCTATCACGAGGAATCAATATACAAGGCGGTGGTAGCCGGATTACACACGCAAGCTCTCAGGTATTGGAGGGTTCAAATAATCGACAGAGAAAACCCACTTCTTTATATCGAACTTTCAAACGTGTACTTTGGTTCTGTTTGGGACGTTGACAGAGCATCTGAGCAATGGGGATTCGAAGACGAGCAAATCGATTTATCCGTGAATGTTGAAACCGAGTCAGGCGTTATACTCTCCGATATAAGGCCTCAACGACAGGCGTTTGCTTACGAGCTTAACTTTCTAACAAAAACAGACGCTGAAAGTTTAAAGAATATCTTTGCTGACTTTGGAACTGCCAAACAGTTTTTCATCATCATGGACAATGAACAAGCATTCTCAACTCAAAAACAGAAATGGTGCAAGTACGTAAAGTTTTTCCAATCTCCTAAAATCTCTCTTGATTCTCCTAATAATTTCTCAACTAAGATGGCTCTTCGAGAGGAGCTTTAAAATGGCTAGAACTTGGTGGGGCTCGGTCATCGAAACCGGGGAGCTAAGCGCAACTGCTACAAAGCAGGCCTTTATCTTAAAGCGGCATGCAACACTTAGGGCTGTCAGGCTTTGGATTATTGCGTATAACTCGCCCATTTTTGCAAACCTCACAATGAAGATTTACTCAAATAACGCTCAAACTTCTGCGCCTGGCATTGTTATTAAATCTTCCACCACGAGCTATCAGCCTGCCAATATTTATACTCTAAACAATGCTATTCGAGAGATTTACTTTCAATTTGACGACGCCGTTCTAGAAGCGGACGATACGTATTGGGCAGTGCTACAGGCAACAAGCTACACTTTTAGCGATGCTTCCCATTTAGCTGTATTAAAAAGTTTTCCAAATCCTATAAACACAACAACTGCCACATCTGAAATGCGAAAAGTTTTCGAGTGGCCGTGGCAAATGACATTTATCGATGCGGTGCTAACGTGACCTACGCCGTTAACCTTGATCTACAACATAAAGAGCAGTTCTTTATGATTCGCATTTCGGCACGTAGCCGGATCGTGTCCGCTTGGACAAATCTATCGGGCAACATATGGTACACGCCATTTACTTACGGGTATGTTTTCCAAGTAAACTATAACGGCGGCGCAAATTATACGCGCGAAACAACTACAGCAGGCCTTACAGCTAACAGTGAATTCTACTATGATCACTTGAATCAGCGTCTTTACATTTATATTACGACTGATCCAAACGCTTCGATCCCAACAAATCACTTGATTGCTAGTTTTAGAAATCACTATAGCAATCGAGAAAAGGATTGGTATGAAACACCAACCGACAGCGCAACGGAGACTGTTCACTGGGAGCCTTATCTACTAAGCATTCCAGAAACTAAGCAAGCCGTAGGGGATCAGTTGCTAGGATTTGCTCCGATCACATCAACAACGGCTGATATTGCAAATACTGATCACAAAATCACGGCAATGATTCATGATAGTAGTTTTTACAAGACAGACATTGAGGGCTGGCATGTTGTTGGTGATTTGACAGTTGCTAATTTAAATCAGTTCCTGAGGGCAACTGTCGGAAGCGTGTCCTGGAATCAAGAACGAGTTACATTTCAAATTCTTGACTCTTATGATTTGCTAAACCAGGAATTTAGAACAAGCCAATCCGGTTCAGCGTCAGACTTTTATAATATATCTGAGTTTCCCGCCACCGACCCATCCTATATTGGCAAGCCTAAAAGGCGCGTTTACGGGTACATTAGAGGTCTAAAGATAGTAAACATTGATTACACTAGCACAGCAAACCTTGAGTCAGATAACGCGGTTTGGGGAATCTACTTTAACGATAACAGTTCCGCTTCTGGTTTAATTAAGATCGATGACTACATGGCAGAGTCACCAACGATGACTTACGGTTCGCTGACCAATAAGATTTATTTTACATCAGTTGTGTACACGCAAAACTTTCTTGTCGGTGACACAGTCGAGTTAGTATCAAGCTTTGTCTCAAGTATCAGAACTGTAACGGCTGTCGACTATTCTGGAAAGTTCATTACAATAAATACAAACTACACTTTTCCAGACAGAACACTTTCTGGAAACGATAACTATCGGGCAAACGTGCCAAGAATATTTATTGAACAGAACAACGTCGTTAAAAAAGCTGTATACGGCACGCATTACACTTTAGACGTAAGTAATGGTTTGCTGCGCGCTACCTTTATTGCCGGCTATCAAGCAAGTTTAGGTTTAACAACACCTATCACGCATTACGACTCACTTATCGCTGACGTTTATGGAATCGCCGAAGGTTCAGGCGTTGGAGCACCAAGCGCAACGTATGGTGTGTTAACTACTGGCCCAGCTATTATTTATCAAATCCTTCTGAGCTTTGTTGGAATCGCTGCCGCTCAAATCGACATAGCATCATTTGCGGCTGTCGATCTTACGAACAACGATCAAATGGGTTTCGCAATTCCTCAAGACATTGGCTCCGACTATCCTACATACATAGACATAATTAATAAGATTTTACTAACGAGCTTCTGTAGGCTTTTCATCAATAACGAAAACAAGTGGTCAATAGCAGCAATTGAAGCGTCAAGCGTCGCCGACGATACAATTTACGACGACGACATTGTAAAGGGCATTAGTTGCTCGCTGACCTATAGCGATATTGCTTACAACATTATTTTAAAATCTGACTATCGTGAGCGCGGGGAAAAGGCTGGCGAGACAGAATTCCGAGAAAAGACTACTCAAGTGAAAAGCAACCTTGCTAATTATTTGCACAAATCAAAATCGAGTAAGACTTTTAGCTCTTACAACATAGACGACACAACGGCTGAAAGTTTAGCAAACAAACTTTTATACGTTTATGGTGATCGAAAAGCTCAGTACAAGTTGTCGCTCTCAAGGCGATTCTTCGATGCACTAATTAATGATCGATATACAATCTCTAGAGAAAAGCTACCCGGATTCACTTTCTTGCAAGGTACCGAACGCGTGAGAACGGCAACCGTTACAGAAGTTAGTAAAGGTGCGAACAGGGTGACTTTAATTTTAGACGATCAAAAGGGTCTCGATGACAACACTTAAAAAGGAACTAAAACAATGTCAAAAGTGAGACAGTACGACTTCAATAATGGTGCCGAAACTGCGACGAATCCCACGGCAGGCACGCCAACGGACGCAAGCGATTTAGTCACGCTGACATATCTACAGACAAACTATACTTCTGTCACAACAGTTGGCGCAGCGGTAGCAGATATTGCAGCTCTTAAAGACGTTTCGGCAGCGGATCGTGCGGACAAACAAAATCGTTTTGTTGAGACCTCCCGAATGCAGTTCATGTTTGAATCAAGCAGCGCAGTTGCTGGCGATGACTATTTCGTTGTCGCACCAACCGCTGGTACTGGTCGATGGCTAAATCTAACCTATCGATTGCAGGAATTCGGCGCTGATGGTCTTTTCTTGCTTCTAAAAAACGATTCGGCTTTGTCGTCCGATAGAACCTTAACTTTAAACGTAAACGACGCCAGCAGAACAATCGAAATGAACGGCGATTTAACTGTAGGCGCTGCCGGCGCAACGGTTTCCAATGTTAACAACGGTGACGTAACTCTTGCCACAATTGGTGGAACGCCAAATGCAAACGCGGCGTCACTCTCTGCGCAAGCCTTAACGCTACAACCGGCCAGCGCTTCTTTTGGTGGAGTTGTTACAACCGCTGCTCAGTCATTTGCGGGAGCTAAAACTTTAGTTAACGCTTTGAATGGAACTTCTGCCGATAACGCAACGGCAGGCACAGGTATTACATTAGCAACACCAACGACTATGAACGTTCGCGCCACAAGCGGTAGTTTAGTTAGTGTTGGAGGGATTACCGCACCAACTGGAATTATGTGGTTTGTTCTTCACAACGTAACAGGTGTTACTGTTGGAATTCTAAACGAAGACGGAGCATCTACCGCTGGTAATAGAATACTAACCGGCACAGCTACTACAGTGACGATGGCTATAAATGCATCTCTATTATTCAACTATGATTTAACAACTGCACGTTGGAGAATTGTAGGCGGTTCGGGTGGCGGCGGTGGTGGACTAACTAGCAGTGCTGTTATCAGGTGGACTGCCGATTCGGACGCTCCCCTTCTTACAGTAGAATTTAATAACGAGGTTTACGTCTACACTGACACAGCCGATCAAAGTTTATATTGCACTGTAAAAGTTCCTCAAGGGTACACGGCAGGCGGACAGATTTTCATGTACGTAAACCATTACCATCAAGCTGCAAGCGCTACGCAATTGCTTTCAGCACAAGCAACTTTAATTCCAATCGGCACAGCTTTTGACAACACTACAAATCAAAGGACAACTACTAATACCGCTCAAACAGGTGCGACTAAAGTTATTTGTAGATCGTCTTTAGATTTAACTGATTCATCAGGACAAATAAACGCTGTTGCTATTGCAGCAGGCGATTTGATTAGAGTTCGTTTGTATAGAGGCACTGACACTTCAACTTCAGACCTTTCAATGATCCCATCTTCAACAGAGGTAAAATTCGGATGATTATTTTATTTTCGTTACTTGTTACACTTTTTTTATGTACACCTGCCAATGCTCAACTGCAAGACATTCAAAAAGCCGGCTTAAGTGGTGTCGAGAACATCGTTTATAATCCTGGTTTTGAAATGAAGATCGCTGGTTGGACTGCAAGCGCTGGGAGCATGAGTCACTCGACAGCAATTTATGGGTACGGCAAAGGATCGGGGCAAATCGACGCCTCAGCTACTGGCCAGACATTCACATCTAAGGCTGTAACAATTCCTAGCGGTATGCACGGAAAGAACATTGTCTTTGGTTGCATGATCAAAAAAGAAGTCAGCGGCACATCCACCTATCTAATAGGTCTTTTCGACGGCACTACAGAATCAAGTTTAACTTCGATTACTAGTTCCACATCAACATTTGCAACAACGACTGTGAATACGGTTGCACCAAGTTCTGGCACACTAGCGATTCGAATTAAGTCGCAGGCAGACGAGCCACAAATAAATGTCGATAACTGTTTTATTTCCGATGCTAGTTTTGTAAACGTTAGCCAGGTTAATCAGGCTACATATGTTGGTTCTATTAAATGGGCTGGTACATCATCATGTTCATGGAGTACGTCTTCCGCGTCTTTTGCCAACTTCGCGGCTGATGCAGACTGTCCAACGGCTACTGTTGACGGGTTGGTTACAGCGCCAGGTACTAAAATTCCCGCTGCTGTAATTACAAATGCCCAACCAGGGGTTTATGTTTTTGTTGCTCAAGGACAACTCATAAATAGTGGATCTGCAGGCGTTTGCAATATAAGATTTTCAGACGGAACTAGTAATTTTGGATCTGGCACTCTTTACGGTTCAGCATCACAAAACATGACACCACTTGGACTCGAAGGCCCAGTTACTTACACGACTACGCAATCAAGTCTTACGGTTAATATTCAGGGAAGGGCTGAAGCTGGAACGTGTAACTTAGCCGCTGACGTATCTGGGCGCGAGGTATCAATTGCGGTTTACAGATACCCCTTAACTTCAGAGATTGCCATTAGGCCTGAATCAATGCTGCAGTTTGGTTTTCTGAAATACGCAGGAACTGCAAACTGCACATGGATTTTTTCAGGCGCGTCCTTTGCAAACTTAGCCTTAGATGCCGATTGCCCAACTCCAACTGTAAGTGGATCAGGTGTAGCACCAGGAACAAAAATTCCAGCGATGGTCGTTAATAATGTTCCCGCTGGTAAATACCTAGTCATGGTTCAGGGAGCTAACATAATGGGGGGCGGTGGAGATAGCTGCTCGATGCAGATACACGATGGCACTACTGGAAAAGGTTACACGGCAGTTTATAATACAACAAACCAGACTTTAGCGCCGATATCTTTGATGGGAGTTTTTGAATATAGTACGGCTCAAAGCACTTTAACTTTTAACGTTCAGGGCAGAAAAGATGCGGGGGCCGGAACGTGTGCTCTTGCTAATGACGCTGTAAGGAACCTTGAGATTTCTATCATTCCAATTTCTCAAAGTATCAACGTGCCTCTTTTAGTTGGCTCGGTTACTAGCGGTAACGTTGCAGCTTTAAGAATCGAAGCCGCTGAATTGAACTGTGACGCTTCCTCTGCGATTACATCTCAAACAAGCTCTGTGTTTGTAGCTACCATTGGGAATAGATCTTCGACCAGTTGTGCAATTACATTTACAGCGGGAACTTGGTCGTCGGCTCCTTACTGCACTTTTTCCACAAAAGCCGCTGCTAACAGTTCAGGTTTAACTGTAACCTCAACGACTGCTGGAACTATTTTTGGACCATCGGCTGACTACGACGGATACCTAACATGCATAGGGGTTAGGTGATGAAACTTTCAGAAAACTCAACTGTGTCTATCGGCTTGTTGGTTTTAATAGGTGGCGGGATTTCTTTCATAACTGCCGTTGCTGCTGACGTTGGAGAACTAAAACGAAAAGAGCAGATTTCAAATGTTATCCTTTTAGACATTCGAGACCGCATCGTGTCCATGGAATACCTTTTAAAAGAATCTCTTAGGAAACAAAAAAAATGATGAATCAAGCTGAACGATTTGACCGTTTTAAAGTGAATCTCAATGGTCTGTACGTGCCAAAATATGAAGCGCTTTGCGAGTACCTTGCAGAAATAAAATATGAAGACGGTTCCTTTTGGGCTCCCTATTGTGGAATCCGATCCGCTAATGAGCAAGATTTTTTATATGCTATTGGACGCACCAGGGATCACAAAGCACGAAGAAAAACACAGGCGCAGGGTTGGGAATCACCACATAATTATGGGTGCGCTTCAGATTGGACGAAATTCTATCCCGACGGAAAAGCTAGATGGGACCATGAGTTTTGGGTGGATTACATTAACGGGTGTCAACAAATTGGCTTAGTGTGTGGTGCAACTTGGAAAATGGTGGATAAGCCGCACAACGAACTTAAAATAGGTTTGACGTGGGCAGAGTTAAAACCAGTAGTTTTGTCTCAGGGATCTTCAGCTGCTTTCGCTTTGATAAAAGCAGCTGTAAAATAAAACGTGTGGATAAACAAAAAGGGGAATAAAATGGAATTAGTAAAAGGTTTGGAAGTCGACTTCGTAGCTGGACAAGTTGTTTTAAAAGGAACGCTTGCTAGCGAATATGGTTCAATTGAACTTTCTGGTTCAGTGCCTTTGATTGCTATTTTAAAAATGGCAGCTGCAAAGACTGACAACAAAATTGACGATCAAATCGTTTCTCTTGTTGAAAAAGCGTTGGCAGAATAAACATGAATTTTCTGGCAGGCATTATCGCATCTATTATCACCCGGGTACTGGAAAAGATTTTGCTTGCTGGAAAAGCTTGGCTTAAATCTATCAATGATCGTCGAGAGGCTAAAAAGAAAGCTGACGAAAAGATTGCAGCAGTTAAGAAAATGATCAAAGACGCGAAAACACGAAAGGAAAAATCCGATGCAGCTATTGAAAATGCTCGCCTTAACGGCCCTTCTGACTAGCTGTGTTTCTATCCCTAAGCACCCTCGCGAGGAGATTTGTACTTTGTGGGTAATCGGTGAAACGTTGGTTCTTTGCTCGCCAGCATCTGCTGTGCAAAACCAACCTCAAATTGAAAGGCCTTTAACCGACCTTGAAGGCGCTACTTGCAGACGTCCTGACGAAGACGCAAAACATATATCGTACGTGAAAGCATTAGAGAGTGAACTTAAGCGCGTAAAAGATGAAGTCAAAAAAAGATCGCGCTAGATAATTTTAAGCTGTTCGACGAGCGACAAAAACAGGTGAGCGCATACCATCAAAAGAGATACAAGAACTGCACCACATAGCAAGTAAACTAAAGAATTACTGATAGCTTTTTTCATTTTCTTCCCCGTTAACATTTTAAAAAGGCCCGTCAAGAAAAGTTGGGTTCAGATCCCTTGAACGGACCAAATATTTACTTCTTACCTTTTTTTGCAGCCTTTTTAGGTGCTGGTTTTTTTGTAGATTTAGCCATTTTGTATGTCTCCTTCCTATCAGCTTTTTTTAAAAGCCATTATTTTGACAACATACCCAAAGTTTAATGTTGACGCAATACGCGCACCCATCTCTCGCGGCCTGTTTCCAATTCCCACCCGTTACTAAGCAGCCAATTAAGGATGGCAGCATGTTGTTTAGCCAAAGCGCAAATGCCTTTTGAGTGAATTTCTTGGTGAATGCGATGGCAAACTGGAATGAGGTTCCAAGAATCGTCGCCGCCTCCCGCACCACGGCTTTTCACGTGGTGCAAGTCCGCACCCATCTGGCCTGTAACAATACATTGAACGTCGGGTGAGCAATATTTGGGCATTTTGGTACTATCTTAACATGGGGATTTATCGGGCTATCAAAATGGAGGTCATGGTGCTTGTCGAAATGTCGATGACAGACGAGGAAGTCGTTAGCTGGACAGAAAGCGCTATGAAATATTATTGCGATTTCGAGGAATCAGTCGTTAAAATAACGGAAAAGCACGAAAACATTATCGCGGATTTCAACGTTGAAGCGAAAGCTTAGTCGTCTTGAGATTTTGGGTCTTCAAAAGCTAACACTTTGGCGGCCGCATCTATTATGCTTTTGTAGTAATCGCGCTCCCTGGTTAAATCGACAATGATTACGCATAACTCTGCCTTAGTCTTGTCTTCGGTCATAGCAGCTCCATTGAAACAACTGTATGCTTATCCTGTTGCTTAAACGGCCTTCGGGATTCGATATAGGTCAATAAACGCTGATGCAAGTATTCATAAATGCTATCGGATCTTATGTCGTCAGGAACATCCACCTTATAACTAGATTCTACGGTCCTGCCGCTACCTCCCTGGTGATTGTCCCAATGGAAATCAATGTATTTAATTAAAACTTTCATCACTCCCCCTTCGCTTCTGTCGCAGGGTTTCCTACTTTTAAAATATCAGCCATTGCTAAAATCATGTGTGAACCAGCAAAGTGATGCATATCCTTACACCACCCACTGTAGCCGCCTTTGTACTCTCTCAGTATTTTTTCAAAAAACGCATTTAAAAAACATGCCTGAACGACGTGCGTTTCATCAACTAACATTTCTCCAACTTCGTTCGCGTGAATTTGAATATTCATCACTCCTCCTTCGCTTCTTTGCTCGGCATGTCTCCACTAAGCAAAGCAAAATACTCGAAGTCATCCCAATCCCAGTCGGTGTATGATTCGAATTTTCCTCGATAGTAAAGTGATGCGCCTTCACCGTCGCAATCAAATTCAACAACATCGAAATCCCAATTTAGGGTTTTTGTCTTATCGTCCTCAACCCTAAGCGCGACAATAAAAACGCTTCCGTCAGTAAAGGATGTAAACCCCTCGTTTTTGATCCACTTGATATTAGGTAATTTGTCTGGTTCCATCACTCCCCCTTCGCGCTTATATTTGTTCCCGCGCCTCATCAAACGCTCGAAGCGCATGAATCATTCTAACGTCCGGTCTGGCAGAGTTCACCATTCTAGCCACCACTAAAACATGTTGGTATCTTTCCAGTAAAGAAACACAAGTCTGGGATTTTTCGCCCGAGATTGTAAACTCTGCGTCGTCTACAGTAAGGGTTGTAATTTGCCCTGAGAGTATTTTTGATAACATTTCTTGTTTCATAGAATGTACCTTTGCATAGTTTTCTTCGGTTTTTAATATTGGTTCAGCTATTAGCGCGTTTAAATTTAAAACATCATATCTAAAGCTCATAATTCCTCCTTCGCTTCTGTCACCTGCAAGATAGGTGAGAGTAATTCGAGAGAGTCAGCCATTTCCCGAAGTTCTCTCACAGCGTTATCGGTAGTTTTTTTGTTGTGTTGGATTTTGTACAGCTTCATGTAGATGCTTGATATAAAAATCTCGTCACCCACTTTCAGTGGGGGACAATTCCCGTCACCCACATAGTAATATCCGATCAAGTTGGATAATTCCCCCGTGGTCATTGTTACGATTTTGTGTCCAGGTCCTTCGCCTATAATTTTCATTATTCCTCCTTCGCTTCCAAAACTTTATAAAGGGCTGTGCCCCATTCTGGGAAATGATTCATGATTTCTTTGGGCAGCATTGGTTCGCCGCTTAACCCAGCCCGCGTAAGAGCAATGCGACAACCCTCTAAACATGCGCCCGTTAACACTCTGAACTCTGCAAGAGTTATTTTTCGCTCTGAACCAGCAGCTAAAATTTCTTTTTTAAGATCATTTAATGTTGGTCGTTTGGATTCGTCTTTCCAGATTGCGTCTGAAATCGCTTCGCCTACGCTTGAGCCGTGCGCGCAATAATGTGAACCCGCTAAAGTCACAAAGTATTTTTTTACTCCATCAACCAAATATTCTTCAACCGTGTGCCCTTCACGTGTAGTTTTAACTTTTACTTGTGTATCAATTTCTTGCGTTAAACCATCTCTAAAATATTGCATTTTATTTCCCTCTTTATTCATGCCATTGCCGCCGCTACCGATACCGTAACCGTAACCGTAACCGCTACCGTAACCGCTACCGTAACCGCTACCGCCACCTTCACCGCCGCCGCTTCCGTCGATGTATTCCATTATTTAAATCCTCTACTCACAAACGCCGTCACCGTTGCCGTAACCGCTACCGATACCGTTACCGTCGCCGATGCCATAACCGCTACCGTCACCATCACCGCTACCATCGATATATTTCATTATTTAATTCCCTCTATTC